TGTGCGAGCAGTTCCAAAACGGAACCAACTAAGGGCAGGTGACAAAAATTGTCAGTTCATACACGCGGCAAGATAGTCTCACGGCAGGACTTGGCAGACACGTTCGGCGTGGCTGGGAGCACTGTAGACGGCTGGGTTCGCCGTGGTTTGCCGGTCGTTCAGCGCGGCAGTAAGGGTGTTGCATGGCAATTCAACACAAGCGACGTCGCAGCATGGTTGGAACAGCGCGCAGCAGAGCGTCAAGGCGTCGCAGAGACCGACGAAAAAGCGCTGCGCGCCAGAAAGCTAGCAGCCGAGGCCGCCAAGATAGAATTGGAGCTCGCAAGAGCGCGTGGCGACCTTGTGCCTCTGAAACAACTAGAGCGCGCACTGGCTAACACGTTCGCCGAGCTCAAAACCAATATGCGCACAGTGCCCAGCCGGGTGGCGACGGCGCTGATTGGCGAGGAAAGTGAGACGCGCATTAAGCAAGTGATTTTGGCTGAGATTGATCAGGCGCTCGAGGCGCTCGGCGATTTTGATCTTGACGATGACGATGACGATGATTGAGACAGCCGACTTCAACAACTGGGAAGGTCTGCGCAAAACTATCAGGTCTGCAGCGCGTCACTTGAAGCCGCCACCAGACCTAAAGCCTAGTGAGTGGTCCGAGCAAAATATCCGCATTCCGATCGGTAACGCAGTGCCGGGCTTGATTCGGTTCGATCATGCACCCTACCAACGCGAGCCGCTGGACATGACCGCCAACCCGGAATGTCAGCGCATCACGCTAATGTGGTCGGCGCAGGTCGGTAAGACCATGCTCGCGCTGTGCGCGCAGGCGTACAAGATCGGCCAAGACCCGCAAAGTCAGATCATGATGCAGCCAAGCCAAGGCGACTTGGCGACCTGGCTGGAAACCAAGTTCAACCCGCTGGTAGAGAGCAACGACGAGCTGCAGCAGATCATCGCCAAGCCGCGAGCGCGCGAGGGCGTCAATAATCAGCGGATGAAGTCTTATCCTGGCGGGTTCCTGATGTTTTCGTGGTCAGGATCGCCCAAGACAATGCGCGGCCGGTCGGCGCCGTTTATTGTTTGCGACGAGACAGACGGCTATGACAAGAACCAGGAGGGGCATCCGGTGTCGCTACTCTGGCAGCGTGCCGCGACCTTTGGCGATCGCAGAAAGCTACTCGAGATCAGCACACCGACGATCAAGGGCGGCAGTTGGATTGAATCGGCATACGAGCAAGGCGACCGGCGTCGGTTCTGGGTGCCCTGCGGCGATTGTGGCGAATGTCAGCCGCTACAGTGGTCTGGTGTCAACTGGCGCGAAGATGCGCCCGAGACGGCGCAGTATGCCTGCAGGCACTGCGGTTCACTGTGGAACGACGCGCAGCGTATAGCAGCCATCCGCAAGGGGGAATGGCGCGGTGAGACCGAATTCAGAGGTCATGCCAGCTATCACTTGAACGAGCTGTACAGTTGTTTTCGCAAATTGGGTGATATTGCACAGAGTTTTCTGGAGAAAAAGCGCAGCGGCGACCTGCAGACGTTCGTCAACGTTTCACTGGCTGAGACCTGGGAGGAAGGCGGCGACGGCGTTGACCAGCACGTCATCGAGGCGCGCGCTGAGGATTGGGGCGATGCATGGCCGGCTGAGGTGGTTGTCGCTGTGGCTGGCATTGACGTTCAGGACGACCGGCTTGAGGTTGAGATTGTCGGCGTTGGACGCGACGAGGAGACCTGGTCGCTTGAGTATTTCACGTTGCCCGGTGATCCGAGCTCGCCGCAGGTATGGGCTGATCTCGATGCGGTGCTGTTTGCGACCTACTCGACGGCTGACGGGCGCGAGATGGGCATCCGCTGCAGTTGCATTGACACCGGCGGCCACCATACGCAAGCGACCTACCGGTATATCAAGAGTCGCGAGAGCCGCCGAGTGTTTGGCATTAAGGGGGTCGGCGGGGAGGGTCGGCCGTTTGTTGGGCGCCCGAGCAAGAACAACATTGGCAAGATTCGCTTGTTCTCGGTCGGATCAGATACGGCGAAGGAGCTGGTCTACGGTCGACTGCGCATTGAGGAGCCGGGTCCGGGTTACTGCCATTTCCCCAAGGACCGCGACCCAGAGTATTTTGAGCAGCTCACGTCTGAGCAATTGGTGACGCGATATGTGCGGGGCCACGCCAAGCGCCAATGGGTTAAGAAGCGGCGCCGCAATGAGGCGCTCGATGTCAGGTGTTATGCAATGGCAGCGCTATATATTTCTGGCCTAAATGTCAATATACTTGCGGATAAGATGGCGGCCGAGCAGCAAAGCCAGCAGCCTAGTGGCGATGAGCAGGCAAGCACGCCGGCTGGCAGACGTCGGCAACAGCGACCCGGCGGTTTTGTGAATTCATGGAGGTGAAATGGCAAACGCATTTGACCCGGCGACGTCACCAACCGTCGAGCCAAGCGAGGTCGTGGTCGGTGATTTTATTCAGTGGCGCCGCACTGACCTAAGCGAACACTATCCCAACGACCAGTACACGGCGACGTATATCGCGCGCATTACCGGCGGCGGTAACACTGAAATTCAGATCACAGGCACAGCGTACGGCGAGGATTATCTGTTCACGGTCAGCAGCGCGACGTCGGCTGATTTTGTGGCGGGTTATTATCACTGGCAGCTAGAGATTGTGCGCGATTCTGATAGCAATCGCATTGTGATCGATCGCGGCGCATTTGATGCCATTGTTGACCTAGACGTCGGTGGCGCCGACCCGCGCACTCACGCTGAGATCATGCTGACCAAGATCGAGACCTTGCTCGAGGGGAAGGCCGACTCTGATGTGGCGAATTACTCGATCAACGGGCGCTCTTTGACTAAGCTAGGTATTGCGGAGCTGATTGAGTGGCGCGATTACTATGAGGCCAAGGTTATCAAGCAGCGGCGCGAAGAGCAGATCAAGCTAGGCCGAGCGGTGCCGGCGACGGTTAAAGTGAGGTTTATCTGATGGGAATGCTGGACGTTTTTCGCCGCAGGAAACCCGAGCCAATAGCCAAGCGACGCTATGATGGCGCCCAGGTCGGGCGGCTGTTCTCTGACTTTCAAGCGACACAGAAATCGGCTGACTCAGAGATTCGGTACTCGCTCAAGACGCTGCGCGATCGCTGCCGTGATTTAAGCCGCAACAACGAATATGCGCGGCGGTATTTGCATTTGGTGCGCACCAATGTGATTGGCGAGCGCGGTATCACGCTGCAGATGAAGGCGGTAAACACTGACGGCACGCTGGACGCGATCGCAAACCAGCAGATCGAGCGCGAGTGGTCGCGCTGGTCGCGCATTGGCAATTGCTCGGTCGACGGCAAGCTATCGTTCGTCGACGCGCAGGCGCTGGCGGTTGAGGGTATGGCACGCGATGGCGAGTGCATTATCCGCATGGTCAACCATCCGGGTGTGCCTGGTCGTATGGCCCTGCAATTCCTTGAGCCGGATTTGCTGGATGAGGAAAAGAACGAGCGCGCGCCAAACGGCAACGAAATCAGGATGGGCGTTGAATTTGACAAGTACCGGCGCCCGGTCGCGTACCATATGCTTACGTCGCATCCTGGCGATTACCAGTTCACGCAGTACAACCGGCGCACTGAGCGTGTCGAGGCGCAGGACATTATTCACCTATTCCTACCCGATCGCGCTCAACAGACACGCGGCACGCCGTGGATGAGCACGGCGATAACGTCGCTCAAAATGCTGCACGGTTACCGAGAGGCCGAGCTCGTGGCGGCTAGGACGGCGGCCAGCAAGATGGGCTTTTTTATCAGCCGATCGGGTGAGGGTTTTGTCGGCGATGATACCGAGGATTCGGTTATACCGCTAACCGATGCGTCGCCGGGTTCTTTTTTCCAATTGCCGAAAGATGTTGAGTTTCAGCAGTGGGATCCAGCGCATCCGACCAGCGCTTTTGCTGATTTTGAGCGCTCGATTTTGCGCGGCATTGCGTCAGGTCTTGGCGTGAGTTATCACTCGCTGGCTAATGATCTTACCCAGACCAGCTATTCGAGCATACGCCAGGGCGC